CTACTACTGAAGGCGGTATATCTGGTATTGGTTCTAACCCATTACTACTAGAAGGTTCACAAGTTGTTGGTATGTTCCTTGACGGTAGACAATCTCAGATCCCGGTTATATTCGGCGCATTACCACACATAGAACTTTCTAGAAGCAGCGAGATCGGTTCAACAGTAAATGAAGCTAATCCTTCTATACCAGAAGTATCACACAACCAACAAAATTCAGACAATCGTCCTGGAACATCAACACGTGCAAGTCACATTGATACATCAGGTGCAGTTGGCAGTAACAACGTAGAGAAAGCTTTTAACTTCTTTATTAGTACTAACTTATTTTCACCAGAACAATCCGCAGGTATATGTGGCAACCTAATGCAAGAGTCTAAGGTTAATCCTATTGAGATAAATAAAACTGAAGGATCACAAGGTATTGCACAATGGAATCCGTCAGACGAAGCAGGTAATAGATTAGGTGCATTAAAAGACTTTTCAAAAGAACGTAACCTAGACTTTGCTTTATTGGAAACACAATTACAGTTTATAGTATATGAACTTGAAACAAAATCATACTACGGTATGGCACAGCTACAAGCTTCAAATGACATTGTAGGTGCTACACGTATATTCTCTGCTAAGTATGAGCGACCAAATAAACGCTACGAGAGATTAAATCAAAGGGTTCAATATGCTTTCGATGTATATGAACAATATTATCAGGGATCATAATGACAAATTTTATTAACTCTAAATTACTATCAATCCTTGCTAACGTTAACCTAGACGAGGTAAGTGCAGCAGCAACGAAAGCTGCAGCAGAATATAACGTTAACAGTACAACATCTTTACAAAACGTAGGTGAAATAGCTAACGGTGTTAAATCTTTAGTTGAAGGTAAGACTGTTGGTAAAGCAGAACTTATTGCAGCTGCAGATTCATTAGCATCTATAAGCGGTCAAGTTCCGGGATTAGCTGCAGAGCTTATTGGTGATATTAGTTCACAACAAGCTGCTATTGATGCTCTTACAGGACAATCTGTTGTTAACGGTGAACTTAAGATTTCTATTGGATCAGGATCATCGGAAGCTATTGCAGTTGCTTTAGCACAACTTACGGGTAAACAGTTATCTGAGGTACAAGATGTATGTAATGCATTTACAACCCCCGAATTTGCTTCTGCAGTTTCAGAAATAGATAACATTGTTCAGCAAGGTCTTGGTGCGGGGTTTGGTAGTGCTTTAACTACATTATCCTCATCGATTAGTTCTCTACTGGCTGTAGACGTCGGCTTTAAGCTGTCTGACATCAGTATAACACTGAATAGTAGACTTGCTACAACAATTAAAAGTCTTGGTGTATTAGATAAGACACAAGTTGATGCATCATTAAACCTTCTTATCTCCAATGACATAGATGCTGCAACACAATATCTTATTGACATTCTAGATCTTGAATATGACGTAGTGAAGGATATATTAACACCTTTATCAACAGACATTACAAAAGACCTAGAATCTAAAGATCTTAAATCTATTATCGCTAGAACAGAACGTGACATAGAAAAAGCTGGAGCTCCAGGAACACCAGGACATCCAGGTTACGTTGTAGACAAATCAAATACAAGTTCACCTAGACAATTTACTTTACATGGTAATAGTAACAGTGGGGGAAGATACTTTGATACACCACAAGTAACAACTGACGAAGATAGGATTGATACAAATTACTTTACATATGTTAATACAAATGAAGAACTATTAGCGGAACTAAGATCTGCAAGGCGTTCGATTACAACTGTTATTGCACACTGGACTGGTACATATATAAATCAAGATATAGGTTCAGAGAATGTAAACCAATGGCACGTAGATCGCGGTTGGGCTGGATGTGGATACCATTACATTATTAGACGTGACGGTAAACTACAACGTGGCAGACCTTTGAATAGACAAGGTGCACATGCTGGAGCTACCGATATATCATTCAATCCACGAACAATTGGTATAGCCTTCGCGGGCGGGTACAACTGTCCATCAGGTACGCCTAATCCAAATAAATTTATAAGTGCTGAATCATTGACAACTAAACAAATGGCAACGTTTGAAATGTTTATGGGAACGTTCTATCAAGTACATCCGGGTGGCCAAGCATACGGACATTCAGATGTAGATAACAAAGGTAAAGTAGATCCTGGATTTGATGTGCCAGAATACGTACGAATGAAATTCGGTAAATATAACTTGACAGACACTCCTAGAGAAACTGGTCCTGCAACATTTACTAATATAACACAAGGTGCATACTAATGACAACTGAAGCTAATGATGACTTACAGGATCGACTCTTAAAAGAAGGCGAAGGCGCTGTTGAAAAAGAAGGTGTTAAACCTTTTGGATTTAGAGACGCAAATGGCCAATATCCTAAAATTGAATATGAAAACTCATCATCCCTAAACTTTACTGCCAGAGGTATGTCAACTTCTCAATTAAATATCGGTGGTGGTGTAGATGGTGTAGGCATTCCGGGTATACCCGCTGATTCATTAGCAGCACTTCCTTCGACATATCCTAACGTACAAGTTAAAGCATCTTCATCCGGTCACGTTATTGAAATGAACGATACTCCAGGTGGTGAACGTGTATTAATTATGCACAACAATGGATCTGGTATAGAAATTAGGCCTGACGGTACGGTCGTTGTATCCTCTACAAGAAATCGCGTAGAAGTATGTGGTGGTGATAATAGTGTTATTGTAGAAGGTGATGCACATCTAACTTATAAAGGAAACCTTACATTAAACGTAACAGGCGACTATAATATAGATTGTCTAAATCACAATGTAACAGTACGTGGTGATAAAACAGAAACTATTAAAGGTGGATACAAACGTCACATTGCAGGTAGTTCTGCAGATACAGTAGCAGGTAATAGAAGTGAGACTACTGTTAAGACTAAGACCCAGACACAACTTGGTGATCTAAACATTGTAACAAAAGGTAGGACTGGTTTAACTACAGAAGGTAATATGGATATTCTATCTGGTGCTAAAATGTTACAAACCGCTGAAACAAGTTACGTTAACTCTTCACCTAACATTAACCTTGCTGCACAGGACATATCAGTCTTTGGTGACACTGGTACTATTGGCGGTGAGAACATTATTATGTACAATTACAATATGCACACTAAGCATACGGTATGGTCTGAAACAGTGGATACAGAAGTTGTTTACGGTGACTTAGAAGGTACAGCAGCATTCGCAGTTCATGCTGACATAACTAACTCACAGAATTACTCAGATCCAGATACAGGTCCTGGTTCAGCTGGTAACACCGGTTCAACTCGTGGTTATACTGTAGATGACACTGAAACAGATACAACAGCTACAGCATTACCTACAGGATTAATATTAACAAATTACTTAGAACAATCTGCAAATGGTATACGTAACGTTAACATAGACATCGGTGATTATCTTAAAGATGCTATTGAGAAACCCCCATTAAACACTACAGACGCACGTGCAGCATTCAGAGACGATGCTAACTTAAATAACTCAGAGTTTATAACTAAGCAAGTTGGTGCAGGTTCTATACAAGCTGGATTCGGTCAGATGCCAACTAAGTTAGGTAGATCAAGATCAGCAGCACCAGCAGCACAACGTGGTAGAACACCAATTGGTAATACTAATATGGTTAATGCTTCTGCACCGTTTATAATGCCTTCATTCTCTTCTGTTACATTACCAGATCCGACTTACAACGTTAACCTTGCGACGAGCATTACACAAGCTACAAAGTTAAGTGAAGGCGTATCAATGGCTAAGTTCTTAGTAGGTAAACCGTTAGATCCAGCATTAACAATAGATGCACTGAAACAAATTGGACGTAACTATTATCTACACACTCAATTTATTAAGACTGTTGCTACAGCCCCTGGACGAGATCGTAAAGGTAGATTCGAAAATCTTAGATTAGAAATTGCAGAAGGTTACTTCAGACCTGTGTCGGATGAAACAGTTACAGCATCAGGTATTCTTGCAAAACGATCTACAGGTAATACCGTAGTTTATAAATTAGTAGGATTAGACGGTAAGATCGATATGGACGCTACATTCGAATTAGCTACAATGTGGAAGAACTCTATGTCCTTTGATAAACTTACACTTGAATATGATGACTATAATCCAGACGGTAAGTTAATGGTATGCATATCAGTTACTGTCCCTGACGTTCCTGACACCTATAAAGCTTCTTTTAAACGTATTGTAGAAACATTCTATAATAATAAGCCACAAGGTGTGGGTTTAATAGAAATCCTTGAATAAAACATATAAATAACATCAAAGATATTAAGGATTACATATGTCTACTACAAGAGTATTATCGGTTGAAGATGCACGACTTAATCAAACTACATTAGTTACAACACGTAATGTGGAATATAAAGACTTGGATCTTACGTTTACTGCTAAAGGTAGTGGCGAGATATACAAAAAGGTTGATGCGGCCGCAGTTAAGCAAGCTGTTAAAACATTAATTACGACTAATAGATTTGATAAACCATTTAAACCCGACTTCGGTGCAGACATTAGAGGCTTATTATTTGAATTGGTAGACGATCCAGATATAGAATATGAAATAGACGAACGCATTAGACAGAACATAAATAGGTATGAGCCAAGAGCGAAAGTATTAGATCTAGTAGTTAATTCACAACCAAACAATAATTCAATTTCTGTTAGGTTGGAATTCCAAGTTATTAATACTGAAGAAATCGTTACTTTAACAACCAACTTCTCAAGGTTAAGATAATATGACAACAACAATTAAATCTACCGCTTTAGACTTTACAGCGATAAAGAACAATTTAAAAACATTTCTTGCTAACAAAGAGGAGTTTGAAGATTACAACTTTGAAGCTTCCGCATTGTCCAACGTACTTGACGTACTAGCATATAACACTCATTATAATGGTTTAGTTGCTAACTTTGCACTTAACGAATCATTCTTATCAACTGCACAGTTACGTAGTTCATTAGTTTCGATCGCACAAGGTATTGGTTATATTCCAAAGTCTAAGACTACTGCACAAGCAGTTATCAGATTATCACTTAACCTAACAGGTGTAACTGGTCGTCCAAGTACTATAGGTCTACCGGCAAATACTAAATTTAAATCTACTGTTAATGACGTAGTATATGATTTTTATACACGTGACAATATTACAGCTACGGATGACGGATCAGGTGAATACGAATTCTTAACTGCAACAGGTGATAGTGATATTATCGTATATGAAGGTCAAGTAAAACAAAAGACTTTCCTTGTTGGTCCTTATTCAGAGAGTTTAGTATATGTTATCCCTGAACCAACTATTGATACATCTACAGCAATCGTACGCGTGTACGAGAGTGCAACATCTAGTAACTTTGCTACATATTCAAACATTGTAGAAGCTACTGTTATTAACGACGACACAACACTGTATATCCTAAAAGAAGC